ACCTCTAATGCTGAGAGTGATATGACAGGTATTGTTGTTGCAGGTATAGATGTTAATGGTATTGCTTACGTATTAGGTGATTACACTGACAGACTATCTCCTCAAGGTTGGGCATCTAAAGCTATAGAATTATATTATCATCACGAAGCTGATCGTATTGTCGCCGAGGTAAATCAAGGTGGTGATATGGTCAAAACAACTATACACGGTGAAGATGACACAGTACCTTACAAAGCTGTACGTGCATCTAGAGGTAAATTTGCTAGGGCTGAACCAATATCTGCACTCTACGAGCGTGGATTAGTTAAGCATGTTGCAAACCCTAAAGATGAAGCTTCACTTAACGAACTAGAAATACAAATGCGAACATGGGAACCATTAGGGTCGATTGGCTCCCCAGATAGATTAGATGCTCTAGTATGGGCAATTACTGACCTCTCACTCAACGGATACACAAAACCTAAATTGACCCTCGCTTATTCTAGTGTTAAGGGACTTTCACGTTAACTATAGAAGTATTATTGTCATGGTAAAGAAACTCTCAGAATCAAAAGCTAAATCTACATTAGGTGTAGCTGGTGATAACACATATAATGGACAGATACGTGCTGATGAGTTCCTACCTGAACTTCGAGGTAAGAAAGCTATACGCAAGTATCGTGAGATGCGTGACAATGATAGTACTATTGGTGCTGTCATGTATGCTGTTGAGCAGATACTACGAGATGTAGACTTACACGTAAAAGCAGTAAACGATAGTCCTGAAGCTATAGTAGAGAAAGAGTTTGTTGAGAGTGTCTTAGTTGATATGGAACATTCTCTTGATGACCACATAGCAGAAGCTATATCTAATTTGTCGTATGGCTTTAGCTGGAACGAAGTTATATATAAGAGACGTGTAGGTCCAACAGAGAGATCACCTAAGAAGCACTCTAAGTTTACAGATGGACGTATTGGTGTTCGTAAGATAGCCGCCCGTGCGCCTTGGACTATAAGTAAGTTTGATGTAGACCGTAAGACTGGTGAAGTGTTAGGTATAGAGCAAGAGATAGGTTATAAGAACGGTAGAAACTACATACCTACTAATAAGTCTCTTTACTATAGAACAACTAGCCTTAATGGTGACCCATCTGGTCGTTCTATTCTTCGTAATGCTTATACTTCTTATGAATACCTTAATAATCTGCAAGCTATAGAAGCTATTGCAGTAGAACGTGAGTTAGCTGGTATTCCAGTAGCTCGTATACCTGCTGAGTACTTATCAGGTGATGCTTCTGCCGCACAATCAGGTTTCGTTAACAATTTACAACAGATCCTTAGAGATGTTAAGTTTAACGAGCAAGGTTACATAATATTACCTTCTGACAGCTACCCAGACAAAGATGGTTCTCCTACTAACCAAAGGTTGGTTGATATAGAACTTATGGCTTCTAATGGTAAACGTAATATAGACATAGATCCTATCGTAAAGAGATATCAACACGATATAGCAAGATCAATGTTATCCGAGTTTCTTCTACTAGGATCTCAAGGCGGTTCTTATGCCTTATCCAAGTCGAAGACAGACCTGTTCCTTCGTGCGCTTGAGAGTTACATCCAAGCAATCACAGATGTTCTCAACAAACAGTTGGTCGAGCGACTGTGGGAGTTGAACGGTCTGAATTATGATCTCATGCCAACTATTGAAGCTGGTGATGTTGCCCCACACGATCTTCGTGAAATCGCAGGTTTCTTACGTAATCTTAATGGTGCAAATATTAACGTATCAGATCATCCAGAAGTTATACAAAATCTTATGGACATAGCTGAACTAGAGTACGACCCGAATGTTACTGTAGAACCAGAACCAGAGGCAGAGGAATAATATGGCAACTTTAAACAACAGAGTTCTAGACAATGGACTAACTGTCTTAGACACAGAAGCTAATCGTATAGACCTGACATCTCAAGAAGCTACAAGTTATGCAGAAGCCTCTTCTACTTATACTTTAGGTAATTCTACAAGTCTTTCTATTGCTTCACCTACAGACCGATCTGGTGGTGGACGTGAAGTAGTAGTAGCCGCAATATCAGATGGTTCAATAACTGGAAACGGTACAGCAACTCACTACGCAATTATTGATACAGGCAATTCAAGATTACTAGCTACAGGTTCTCTTACTGCAAGCCAAGTTGTTTCGTCTGGTAATACTTTTTCACTAGGGTCATTTACTATCGGTATACCTGATCCTGCATAATAGAGGTCATTAAGCATGACAAGCAGGATTCTACAGGAAAATAGCAGTTTAATACTCACTCAAGCTAGTGAGCCTATTATTAATGAGAACTACATAGGTGCAAATGGCTTTGTTGTTGTTGCTCCTGTAGTTCAAAACACTGCAATAACTCAAGTACATGTTAATAACGTAATAGACATTACAACAGGACAACCTGTAGTATCTACTTCTTCTTTAGTTCAACTACAAAACTTAAGTGCAAACGATACTACTACAGGTCAACCTTCAGTTTCTACTTCTAGTGTAAGTCAGTTACATGAGTTAACTACAGGTAATACTACAACAAGTCAACCTATAGTCTCTGTTTCCACTGTAGTACAGTTACATCTACTAACTACAAGCAATACTGCTACAGGTTCTCCTATAGTATCTAATGCTACAGCAATAGAGGATGAGGTAAGTACAGCATCTCCTATTGTTACTGGAAACCCAGTATTAAACTCGACATCTATAACTCAGTCTAACTCATTTTCCGCTGGTGGTATCTTAACAGGTAGACCAGATGTAGAAGATGCCGCAGACCCTAACGAACAATATGAACAGGTGGTACAGCAGATGTTTGGTGGTTGGCCTAAAAGAATATACGATCATACTGATTTGGCTATCTCAAGAGGCCATACATTAGGGTATAGAACTCTATACAAGTTTGGATACAATCCAGATGTAAATGGAGATGAAGAGACTGTATGGGAACAAGGTGGTGACTATCCTTGGTTAGATAGTGCAGTTACTATGTTTGTAAGCAGTACAAGCGTAAATGACACAAGTGGTGGCTCAGGTGCTAACACAATACTTATACAAGGTCTAGATGAGAACTACGTAGAGATAGAAGAAACTATAACTCTAAACGGTCAGACACAAGTAACTACTCAGTTGTCTTACTTGAGAGTATATAGAGCCTTTGTTACTTTAGCAGGTTCATCTGGAACTTCTGGTGGCATTATATACATAGGATCTTCTGGAGCTACAGGTGGAGTACCTAACGGTACAGTATACGCTAACCTTAGTATAGGTAATCAGACACAGATAGCCGCATACACAGTACCTGCTGGACATACACTATACTTAGATGAGATTAATATTACTGCCGCACTTAATTTAGCAAACAAAAGAGTAAATGCTAGTTTTCACACTCGTGACTTGGGATCTAATGTATTTAGAACTAGATTTATCAATGTGTTGCAAAGCAGTCAACTTAAACAGTTGTTTAAATACCCACAAGAGTTTGCAGAGAAGACTGATGTAGAGATAAGAGTTTCTACAAATACTACTAACAACCCAATAGCCGCATCTTTTCAAGGTGTACTAATTAAGAATGAAACATAAGGTAATTTATTATGAAAGTAGGATCTAAAGTATCTTGGAACTCGTCTGGTGGAACTGCTCGTGGTATTGTACGTCAAGTTGTAAGAGATGGTACAGTACCTAATATTCCAGTAAAGATAACAGGTACAAAAGAAGAACCTGCGGCACGTATTGAAATAATTGATGATAAAGGTAAGCCTACAGGTCAAATGGTAGGACATAAAGTGTCTACACTACGTAAAGCTCAATACGCTAACGATATCTTTACAACAGAGCCTGAAGCTATCTCTAGATCTATGGATTTAGGACTTGGTGGAGCTATTCACGTATCTGATTATGATGGACAGGCTGTGTACATGCCAGCAGAGAGCCATGAGGCGTATCTAGCCTACTACAGTGGGGATGAGCCTACAGAAGAAGCTAAAGCCCCCTCAGTGGATCGTATAGAGGCTCTCAGGGTCATTGTACAAGAGATTATGAAGACAGAATTTGCTAAGGCTGATTATCAAGGTGAGAAAGTCACTTTAAATAAGCCTAGACGTATACAAGGTGGCAACAAGAAGTTTGAAGTCTTTGTACAGTCTGGTGGCAAGGTTAAGAGAGTTACATTCGGAGATCCTAACATGGAAATTCGTCGGGATGATCCTAAAGCTAGAGCTAACTTTCGAGCTAGACATAACTGTGACAGTAAGAAAGATAAAACAACGGCTGGCTATTGGTCATGTCGTATGTGGCAATCAAATACATCGGTGGGTGATATGACTAAAGCAGATATTGAAGGTAAGATCCTTAAGACTGACGACGAACAACGATTAGTCTACGGTTGGGCTTCAGTAGTAACCGAAAAGGGTGACGCTGTAGTAGATCGACAAGGTGATGTAATAGAGGCTGACACTCTTGTGAAAGCTGTTAATGAATTTATGGAGCATGTGCGAGTCGGCAAGGCTATGCATACTGGGGATCAAGTAGGTGTCGTTGTACACTCACTCCCAATCACTAAAGAAATAGGTGATTCTCTAGGTATCCAGTCTGACCGTGAAGGATGGGTTGTCGCTTACAAAGTATTCGACGATGATGTCTGGGCAATGGTGAAGTCTGGTGAACTCGCCGCGTTCTCTATAGGTGGACGTGCTATTAAGGAGGAAATCTAACTTGCCTAATCTCCTAAAAAACTTGCACCTTGAAGAACTTTCCCTAGTGGATCGTCCAGCCAATGCACAGGCAATGGTTAGCCTCTTCAAGCGTGACAATTCCTTTGAAGGTATTAATAAAATGAATGAAGAAATGGAAACCAAAGTAGCCGCTTACATGAAAGACAAAGGTTGTGGTCGCGCAGATGCGATGAAAGCCCTTGGATATGACATGGAAAAAGCTGAAGAAGTTGCAGAAGAAGTAGAAGTTGCTGAGAAGGCAGAAGAGGTTAATCCTCTAGAAGCTGAAGTAGAAGCACTGAAAGCTGAGAATGAAACACTTCGTAAAGGTCTTATAGACAATGGCTACGTTATAACTGCTGAAGCAATCGAAAAGAAAGCTGAAGTAGAAATGATGGACATAGAAGGTGAGATGGTAGCTAAGTCTGACATCCCTGCTCCAGTCCTTAAAGCACTTGAAGCGGCGGCTCTAGAAAAAGCTGACGTTGCTTTAACTAAGAGTGCTGAAGAAGCTCTACCACACTTTGATTTAGCTGTAGCTAAGTCTCTAGTAGAGAAGTTCGCAGAAGAAGAAAAAATCATGGAAGCACTAAAGGCGTGTGACGCATCTATTGGCGCATCTATGGAAGAATTTGGTAAGTCAGATGTAGATGGTGAGTTCGCCTCATCTTCAGACAAACTAGATAGTCTTGTAAAGTCCTACATGGACGACAACCAACTAAAGAAAAGTGAATACGCAAAGGCTTACGCTGTTGTAGCGAAGACTGACGAAGGTAAGTCACTTATTAACAAAACCTACAAAGGGGAATAATCATGGCGGTAATGCAGTCTCGTGACAACCGTACTTTCATCGCTGGGGAAGATTTATCTTCAGCACAATTCAAATTCGTAACTCTTGAGTCAGATGGTCAAGTAGACCTAGCTGATTCTGCTGGCGAAAACGCTATCGGTGTTTGCATCGTAGGCGCAGGTGCTGGTAAAGCTGTAACTGTAACCGTTTCTGGTTCAGTCATGGTAACTGCTGGTGGTACTATTGCCGCTGGAGCCGCTGTACAGACAGACGCTTCAGGTGATGCTTTAACAGCCGCAACTGGTGACGTTATCTTAGGCTATGCCCGTGAAGCTGGTGTAGATGGACAAATCATCGAAATAGAAATGATCCAAGGTGGCAACTTAGCGGCCTAAATCAGCATTTTAAAGGAATAACATAATGCCATTATTAACTCCCTCTTCAGTACATATAGATCAGCCGTTATCTAATTTAACGCTTGCTTATGTACAAGAACAAACAAACTTTATCGCTGACAAAGTATTCCCAACAGTGGGCGTACAATCTCAGTCAGATAAATATTATATCTATGACCGTGCAAACATGAACCGTACAGGTGATGTTAAGAAATTAGCACCACGTACAGAAGTTAACCGTATTGGGATGGCTCTTTCAAGTGCCGCTTACTACGCTGACGTATATGGTTTAGGCATGGACTTCGACGAGCAAACACTTGCTAACGAAGACTCAATGTTAGAAATACGTTCTGCTGGTGCAGAGACATTGACAAACCGTCTGTTAATTGATCGTGAGGAGCGTTTCGCTTCTACATTCTTTAACGCTGGTGTCTGGACAACAGACGTTACTCCATCTAACTTGTGGTCAGACTACACGAACTCTACACCTATCTCAGATGTAACTACGGGTCGTCGCACAATGCAACTTAAGTCTGGTGGATTTAAGCCAAACACAATGGTTGTAGGTAAAGAAGTACGTGACGTATTAATTAACCACCCAGACATCTTAGCTCGCTTAAACGGTGGAGCAACTGTAACAAACACTGCTTTGATCACAGATGCTAAATTAGCTGAGATCTTTGAAGTAGAAAACTTCTACGTAATGGAAGCTGTGAAGAACAGTTCTGTAGAAGGTGTTGCAGAAAGCAATGCATTTATCGGTGGTAAGAACGCTCTACTAGTACATACACCTCGCTCATCAGGTCTTATGACACCTGCGGCTGGTTTAACATTCGCTTGGAACAATATCCCAAGTGTAAACAACTTAGGTGTTACTGTAGAATCTTTCTCAGACGATGCTCTTAAGCGTCAGCAAGTTGCAGAACATATCCAAGTGAAAATGGCATACGACATGAAAGTCGTCGGTGCTGACTTAGGATACTTCTTCGAAGCAGTAATCGCTTAATATACATATAACATACTGGTGAACCCTGAGCTTAGTTGCTTGGGGTTGCACCCAAATAATAAAAGAACATAATAATATCCTTATAACGGAGTAGTCCTATGCACCCATCATACTTGGGATGGCAGGTTGATTGGCCTGTCTTTATTAAAATGCCTGTTACGGCAGACAATCGAGATTGGAAACGTGGAGATCACTTTAACTGGTTAGAGCGAGGTTTGCATCAAGATAAAGTTGCAATACTATA